GTTATGTTCTCTGAGTCCTCTTACTGCTTTTTGCTCAAGAGTACGCACCCGATCACGGCTCATATTTAAAACTTGACCAATAGCTGTCATAGACATTGGTTCCAAGATATCTTCACCTATGCCGTAGCGCATAGAGATTACAGCAGCTTGCATCTCAGGCAGGTCTTTAATTAAATCTCTAATATCTTCTTTAATGAACTGACGTTCAATTAACATGTCAGGCAGTTGGCTTTCGTCTTCTAGTAGATCAATCAATGCAGTATCTCGATTTTCCCCAATCTTGATTTCGAGCGAAGTAGGTTGTCTAGCCTTACACATTAAGTCTTTGATCTCTTCAACTGATAGACCTAGATAGTCAGCTAGCTGAAATACATTTGGTAGTTCCCCATTTAACTGACTCAGCTCCCGCTGTGCTTTCTTAAGCTTGTTGAGATTCTCAGTGACGTGGATCGGCAAGCGTATTGCGCGTGACTTCTCCGCAATTGCCCTAGTAATACCTTGTCTAATCCACCAATATGCATAAGTACTGAACTTGTAACCACGGCCAGGATCAAACTTTTCAACACCTCTTACCAATCCAATTGTTCCTTCTTGAATAATATCAAGCAATTCCATATTCCGTTTTGTATATTTCTTGGCAACTGACACAACTAAGCGCAGATTTGCCGTAACCATTTTATCTTTGGCTCTTTTACCATCACGCATATCACGTTTTAGTTCTTTTGTTGTAATACCAAGTGATACAGCTAGGTCCTCCTGACTTGGCTTATTTAGTAGATCTTCACATGCTTTGATTTCCATCATTCGTTGAACTTGCCGACCAAGTATGATTTCTTCGTCATGCTCTAGTAGTGGAATGCGTCCGATATCTCGAAGGTAAGAACGTACGGAATCACCTGAAATTTTTGCTGACATATTGTTCTCTTGTCTATATATTAAATCTAGCCCTTATTCTATATTTAGTCAAGCATGTGTGCGAGCAAATCTAATACTTTCCTTTGGTGCTTCTTCTCTTCCTTCTAATGCTTCGACTGCCATTGCTTGTGCAGCGTGTTCGTTAAATCCTTTTGAGCGATAGTTATCTTCGTAGTCTTGATATTTCGCAACGCTACTTTCAAAATCTTCTCCATGAGTCAGCATCTCTGCTGTCATTTGATTGGCGGCTTGATCTGGCACGCCATCACTTTTAAGGTGTTTCCAAATAGTTTGGAATACCTCAGGATCGTGTTGTGTTTCTTGTCCTGCTAAGCGCACAATAACTATCTACAACAACTCTCTTTATTCTAATAAATTAACCGTAACGTTGTTCGTTAACTTGATTCATAACCAAATCTGGATTAACTCCCATTGCCATTGCTTTGCCAGTTGCAATGTCAGCTCGGAATGCTGCCATTTGTGGTGGCGACATATTGCCCATTGCCAACGTAGCTGGCGAATTCATCATGCTGAGAACTTCACCTGTACGTGCTGTAAGTAGTGAATTGGCTTTAAATTCTTGATTGTCTACTACAAGCTGTTTTTTTTGAACATCACGCTTAGCGTTAGCGCCTGCCTGCTGCATGGCAGTAAAAGTATTTTGATTGATGTTTTGCTCCATCATTCTGGAGTTGTTATAAGCTTGCGCGTCGTCAGCAGCACGTACATCAGTGTACGGACTAGGAGCAGCCATTGCTTGTGGGCCTAGTGGGGCTGACGTACGTGTCATTCCACCTTGACCACGCTGGGCTGATGCATTTTGCAGCATTTCTTCTGCAATAGTAAAAGGAGAAATTCTTTGCATTTTCAATTACTAACTAATACTTATATTGTAGGGGATACATCTAAGTACCCCCTTACTGTTACTTATCAGGTGTCCTGAACAAGCATCTTGGTAGAGAGCATGCCGGGCTGTGCCTGGGAAAGGTACTGCCAAGCGTTCTCAGGGTTCTGATCCATCATTTCGCTAAAGCCACCCCAGAAGTCATTAGCAGGGTTCTGCTGGCGACCGGGAACTGGCATGTCCATTTGTGGACGCTGGAAGGAAGCAGGGACTTGACCCATTTCTTGTGCTTCGATTTCAGCTTCGAACTGTTCGTAAGCTTCGTACTGCTCACGGTCATATGCCTCTTGAGGAGTCTCAGTTGGATATGGACCTTCAGGGCCGTAGAAATCGTTGACGTAATCAGCAAGAACGTCTGGGTCGGTGAGCATGAGGTTCATAGCTGAACGCTCTTCACCAGCTGCCTCAAGCATGAGTGACTGGGACTGACCACGCTGTACTTGCTCGATGAGGGCATCCTCAACGGCACAGGCATAGGTGTTCAGAAGGGAAGGGGCTTCAGCACCAAAGTGCTCAAGGACTTCAAGACTTTCGTCGCTGATTTGACTTAGGTACCCGTCGTTTACCTGCGGAGCCTGCATTTGCTGCGCCTGGTACGCCTCCTGAGCGGCCAGCTGCTGCTGGTAAGCCTGCTGCTGATAAGCCTGGGTTGAAGCTTGGGGACTGTAAGTCCGGTGATCCGAATACTGGGCTTGTTGCTGGGTTTGGGGAACCGAAGCCAGCGGAGCCTGGATAAGTGCCTGAGGTGTTGGCGTTTGATACGCCGAGGATGGAACCTGGGCCTGGGAGGGGCTGCTTGTATTCAAACTTGCGCTCAGCGCCTGGAACGCCTCCTGCCACGGATTGCTGGCCTGCGCTGGTGCCGAAGCCTGCGCTACCGGGGCCTGCGCCTGGTAGACCGGAGCCTGAGGTGCCTGGCCCATCGGTGAGCCCTGGAATGTCTGGGGTGCGCTCGTCGCGTACTGTCCTGCCGAGACCGGAGCGGCGGATGTCTGCATCGGAGAGCTTACTGATGCTTGTGTCGTTGCTACTTGGTTTGTACTTTCCACTGTAACTTAACTCCTTACGTAAATAATCTAGTGATCTGTATAAGAACCCAGTGATATCTAGGTTCGGGTCGGATGCCAAAGGCTTATCCGGTGTTTGTGGATGTGGCAACTGATATAAATTGCCAAGTAATCCAATGAATTGAGAAATACTTTGTTGTGTTTGTTGGACTACTCTGAATGGAAATCCACTTAACATTGCTGAACGTTCTTCGTCAGTTTTACTTGGGAAGAGGTACTTCAGTGCTTCAATTGAACCAACGCCTGCTTCTTGCAGGTTTCGGACAACGATAGAGTTTTGAAGGATCTCATCAGAGCTATCTTCAAAAACTTCACCCATCCAACGCCAGTCAACTTGTGTGCTTCCATCTGGAATAAGTCCAGTTACACCAGGGGGCATTTCGCCTCCCTCAAGTATAGCGTTCAGTGCTTCATTCTTTAAGCGTTCATACTTAGCAAAGTTCTTTCTGTATTTTTCATTCTGCTTTTGATATTCCTCCGGGTTTGGATAATCTTCTATGAGTGGAATTACAGGCTTCTCTAGTCCAATTGCTACGCTAAAACTCTCATTAAACATACGTTCTTCATGAGAGATCATTAATGCAAATAAGCGACAGAGACCATACGTAAACATGGCACGTGCTTTCTTTTCAGCAGTTGCGGCAACACGTCCATACAAAGTTTTAATTTCATATGCAGTACCAGCAGCTTGGAAGTCAAGATCATCTACACCACCAAGTGCTAGACGAATCTCTTGACGGTATTGCTTGACATACATGTTTTGATCACCACTAACACTGTCAGGCGTTAGATAGCTAATACGATCTGTTGGTTCTAGGTTCGCAATAACTCTCGGGACTCTGATCTGTCCGTCCAACATGGAAGCACCGCCAAACGGTTCACTTACACGTGTACTAGAACGTCCAATAGCACTGAAGCCAGCTTGTGAACTTATTGTTGGACGGAAAGTATTTTCATCACCACTCTCAATAATATCCTGCTTAGGACGACTAGAAATCAATGTAGGATTGCCGAAGAACTTCAAGTTCTTGCGAACATTCTGAACCAATTCATTGTGATACATGATTTGGTTAGATAACCATTCAAACTCACCATTACCAGCAGCTTCACCGGTACAGTCCATGTAGTTATAGATTTCTACTGCTGGAATAAAACCAAGACTATTAGTGAGTGTTTCGACTTGACCCGGCAACGAAACTTGTGGCCCCCCTAGTGAATTTTCAAATTCAATTTTTTCATCAGAGATCGTTTGCTCGATTCGATCTTTATAGACTTGAAGTTTGATATATTTCTTTTTTCCACCACGTTGAGTGTTGGTGGGATAGTTATCAAAGCCTTTGTTTTCTTGTACGTTAAAGGTATAGCGTAATATAACACTACTTAAATTACCTTCCTGATCTCTATAGGCTCTATAGTTTTCTTTTGGAAAGTAAAGAAGTTGATAATCATCACCAGATGGACGGAAGTAGAATAAACCCTGTCCGTCACATAAGAAATAATCAACAATACTATCTAGTTTCATGTCGAGCATATTTTGCTCGCAGACTTTTGAAAGAAACTCTTTTCGATAGCCGTAGCTATCTTGTTCAGCATAGAACTCAACACCCCGACGTAGCATGAACATTCTCATCTGTGATAGATGAGAACTAACAATCATTGTGTCAACGGACAAGTCCCCACGCCGCTCCTTGGCAGCAGTGAGGATTTGATTGAATCCGTTATCTCCTGATTGATTCATACTATGTTCTCTTTACTATTAGTCTATCGAGTAATTCTTATTTAATGTACTAACCGAAATTGGGCATTTGAGGTGGCTTAGGGGACTGTGGTTGATTCCACTGGGGCCTAAAGCCAGCAAGGTCACCATAAATAGAGTTACCCATCATGTAAGCCTGAGCTTTACTTGCAGCACCTCGTCCTTGAACACGCTGATCCATAATAGCTGGATCAATGGTTCTATTTTGATTTGCCATCATCATTGCACCCTGTGCAATATTACTTGTATTCATATTGTTCTTCGCATAATCGTTTCCTTGAGTTATGCGTCGATCAAGACGAGCAGCGTTAGCGGCATGACTATCACTAGGTGAATAGAAACCGGCCATTGTTGCAGCAGATGCAGGACTATCTACACCTCTGCCTGTGCCACCATAACCATTGCTTTGATAATTAAAGACGCGCTGATCCCCACCGTAGTTACGAATGGAATTATCTTGCTGATTGTTTATGTAGTTGCCGTCACCAGTAACATTATTGTTGATGTCATTGTCTTGATTAACATTTAACGTCTGAGTGTAGTCAACATCTTGGTCGTTGTTATTGTTGAAACTATCATCAAAATCATTGAAGCTATCATCAATATCAGTTATATAAGGATTTGGCTGAGTAGGTTGAACGGTAGGTTGAGGAGTGACGATGGTCGGGTTAGGGCCTACGAAAGGATCAATCGTTGGGTAAGGAGAAACTGGAGAAACTACTGTCGGATTAGGAGAGGGAGAGGGAGAGGTAGAGGGAGAGGGAGAGGGAGACGGAGATGGGGAGGGAGATGGTGATGTTGTGATCTCCTGAGTTGGAGATGGTTGTGGGAAGGTTGTTTGCTCTTCATTTACATTTGGTTGATTAGCTTCAGGTATAGGAGTGCCATTAGCTCTATCTTTAGCGGAAGCCCACCTATTAAGTTTATTCTGAGCTCGCCTGCCAATTTTTAATCCACTATTGTTGGCGGCGGCAGCAATTTCATCTCTAGAGAAACCTTTATCACGTTTCAGATAGCCGAGCTCCCTTACGCCGACTTTCTTGGAAGAATGTTTTGAGAAATCAAAATCTGCCGCACTGTTGACATTCTGCTGTGAGTTAAAAGATTTTTGACGTCTGTCGTTTCTCTTTGTTTTTAAATTCTCTAGACGATTACTGATATTGCCAGCACGCTTTGTATTGCCCGCAGCTTGAGCTGTAGCAAGTTTATTACGTGTATTTTTAATTCTCTTATTGCCAATCTTTGCACGAATTTGGCTTGCACGAGTATCGTTACCAGATTTAGTAGCTTCCCTGGCTTTACCGCGGAGTCCTTGGATTTTAGTTCTAAGCTGACTTTGCGCTTTAGCTTGAGCTGGCTGTGGTGAAGGACTGGATGCAGGCTGACTTCTGCCACCACCGCCTCTTCCACTCTGTGCTGCAGGCTGACTTCTACCGCCTCCACCACCTCGGTTTCCACCACCTTTGTTTCCACCACCCCGGTTACTGTTTCCACCACCTCGGTTACTGTTTCCACCACCTCGGTTTCCACCGCCTCGGTTTCCACCGCCTTTGTTTCCTTTACCTTGATTCCTTCTTGCCATGGTTCAGTCCTCAGTTAAATAGATTTTGCATGAACATATTTTTGAAATCCATGGGATTTACTTGCGCATATAATCCATCTCCAATATTTGCAGAATTGGATATAGAATTATCTTGATAGTTGGTCATATTATTATTGCTGCCGTAAATCATATTACTAATGTCGTTATCTTGATTAACATTTAAGGTCTGATCAAAATCAAAACCATCACCACTTAGACCAGGTCCAAAATCACTATCGTCAGGGTTTGGACTTGTAATAATAGTCTGAACTGGTGCTGAAGAGAATGATGGAACTTCTGAAGGATATTCAGCTATAGGCTCATCATTAACAAAATCAATTTCTTCAGGCTCATCTATGATATCAATCTCTTCAGGCCGATTAAAAATCACACCATGGCTTTTTAGATAGTCCTCAGCTTGATTATTGAATCTTTTGCCTGAGTCTACAAGACCTTGGTATTTATCAACTAAGTTTCCTTCACCTTCATCGATACTTACACCATCTGGACGTCCGCGAAATTCAGCAAGCAATTCTCGTTTGGAATAACCCTGTTTAGTAGGTTCCTGCATTCCATCGCCTTTTACGCGATCTGTGAACCCTTCACCAAAACGTTCATCAAGCTTTTGCCCAGCCATTCTTTTTTTTAGTTTTGACATGCCTCTTTATTAACTAAAGCTGTCACTATTGTAGTCAATTTGTAAACTACCTCTTCTCAGTAGTCCACCCATCACTAATACCATGCTGTCAACAGCATCATCATGTTGTGAATGGCCAAAGTTTAAGAGTTCTTCTTCAAGTACATTCCACTTTCTCCACTTGTTCCAAACAACTCTTCGATTTTCATATAAGCCCAGAACTCCGCGTAACCTCGCTAGTTTGTCTCCCTTGAAACCTTTGACTGGAGAAACTGTCAGATTGTATAGAGCACGATTTTCATGCATGATTCGTTTGAAGTCACCTTCAAAAGAAGTTTGGTACGCAACAGCTTCAGGCCAGATTATGCAAGGTGACATTGTTGGAAAGAACTGACCTTCATCGTTTTCTACAAGGATGTTCCAATCTGCAAGCATTTCACAAAGCGTGTCCATCTTGTCCATGTTTCCCATGGTCCGCTCACGACGTTGATCAATTAAATAAATCTTGCCTTCTTTAATTCCACCAAGTGTGAATACAGTCCAGTCATTCTTCTCTGATAATCCTGCACTCAAGTCAATTCCTACACCAAGACAGTCATAGTCTTCCGGTACTTCAGACCGAACAATCAACTCAGGTGAAATGCCTACGTCTGTATTACGGACAGCTGTATTTAAATACTGATATGCAAATGCAGTGCGATTTTCAAGCTTTCTTTCGTTGAGATATTTCATAGACCAGAAGTCTGGCCAGTACGAACGTTGTCTACCTTCAGCGTCTGTTATTACAGCCTTTTGAACTATTTGTTTCCAGTTGTGCTTGGGAGTAAACAGAGTTGCGTGAACATCGTCAAAGTGGAAGCGGGTTCCCAAACAGATAGCCCGTGCACCTTGGAACATCGTTGGTGCGATAACGTTAGACCACGTTTGCTCCATCTCACGGCGAATGTCTGGGTTGTTGATCGAAGCGGCAGATTTAATAGGGTCATCAATAAGCACCAGCTGTGATCGTTTAGAGGTGATTGCACCTTTGAGACCACCACACGCAATTGTAAAAGCTTCTTCGCCTGCTGTATCAATACCCGCAAAATCATAATCAATTGACCAATATTCGTCCGAACGTTTTATTTTACTTAATCTCACCATTGGAAATATTTCTCTGTACTTGTTGCTGGTAAGTATCCCTTTGATAGTTGCAGACTTTGCTCGACTGATGTCTACCATATATGCGATATACAATATCCTCAACATTTTTTTAGCAGCTGTGTGACGTCCAATCATCCAAGCTGCGAATAAACCAAGCACGGTACTTTTGGCTGATCCTCGTGGTGCCAAAATTGAAGTATTGGGACCCGCTATTCCAAGTAGGCACTCGCTATCTTTACCGGTACATAACTCCGTATGCCACTCCAACATGTGATGTGCTGGAGCTTTTCCCATTGCTACACAAAAGTCCTTGAAATCGTCGCGTGCTCTTAGTACCTCTGGTGTTGGGGGTTTTGATGTAACCTTCGTAGCTGTCATCAAGGCAGCTCGTTTAAATGCTAATGAAGAACTTGCAATTGCCATACTGATACTTTTCTATCAGTCTAGCTTTTAATAACCTTCTTCAGCATATCTTTGAGCAATACGTTCTTCAGCTCTCATCTTTGCTCGCATAATAATTGCACGCTGTCTATCTTCTTCGTATGCGATGCCAATAGCTTGTGCCAATGCTGCTGCTTCTGCTTGCCTATCAGTCATAAAGTACTTTTCAA